TTGTCCCTTGTCCGGACGTTGCGGCCAATATCCGGAAACGATGCACTTGCAGGCACCGTATTCGTCCACTTCGGAATAACGGCGGTAAAGCGCATTGACCGGGTTGACCCCTGCAAAAGAATTGCCGGCAGCCGACGGCACAAACTGGACGGCACCGTTACCGAATTTCAAGTAATCCCGAAGCACCTTCTCCATGTAGCGCCTCACATTCCGGGAAGCAATAAAAGTCTGTACCCGGCTATCGGTAACGGGCTTCAGTATCTCGTTACCATCATTGTCGTAACCGTTCACCGTACAAGGATATATGCCTTGCCCAAGTGTCAGGTTACGAAGAAACTTCAGGCCCGTATTGAGCACGCTGGTGTTTCCTATCTCTTCAGCCGCCTTCTGGGGGAAATCATTCTCATCTCCCCATGGACGCACCTTCACTCCGTCGATGTCTATATAGGAAACATTCGACAAGTCATATGGCGCCAGGATTCGGGTACGCTCCTTCATTTCGTTTCGGGGTGTCCCCGTCGTTTCGCCGAATATGTACGTGGACTGCATCAGCAGGGGAATGCCGCTTGAATTAAACAATATGTTCATCAGAATATTATTTTCTTTTTGTTATACTCCAGTATCAGGTCAATATCCACAGGGTAGGGGTGTCCTTCCGGATTTCCCTTGCAGTCGCAGGGCTGCACGCCCCGGAGCTGGTATTCCTTCATGTTCATGCGTCCTGCACCGCAGGCGTAGGCCTGGGGCATGAAATAGACCTTGCCTTCCTTACTGACGAACTTTATCGAAAAGATGCGCCGGCGTCCGCGTTCGTCCGTGCGGATGTCCATGTCGGCCAGAGCCAGGTTTCTGCGTATTGTCTCCATATCATTATATCATTCAAATGTTCTGTCAAATGTGTAGTCAAATATTCCTCCACCGAACGAGTACCGGTCAAATACCTGGTGCTTTCTGCTTGCCGGGCAGAAGGTGAGGTTCACGTTCACCCGCTGGTTTCCCATCTTGGTATGGGTAAAGTCAATGTCCGTGATGATGATCTCCATCGGAAGCGATGGCGTGTCATACCATCGCTGTACCGGAGAAGTCAGCATGTCCACCAATGCCTTGTATTTGTTTTCGTTCAGATAGCCGGTATTGACAGTGCGTAAATCGTTGAAGAAAGGGCTGAACCTCCGTTTCTGTTTCGTCAGGTCCGCAATATCCCCCTCCAGTTCCGGACTGTGCTGTACCAGTCCGGAAAATGAAATCGATTCCGGGAGTCCGAACACGTTATAGTAGAGGAACTGGTGCATTTCCCGGTGGTTCTGCCGGTCAAGGACATACCTTACAAGGTCTGTCAATGTACCGTTGGTGATGCGTGCGTCATACGATATGATATTGTCGCATTGGACGCCTGAGAGCCGGCTTATCTTTACCGGACTCATGTTATATGCCGTCATGCGGTCTGTGCCGGACAGTTCGAGCTTTACGGTTTTCTTGATGCTGGAGCCGGACTCCATGTATATGATGTCTATAAATACCTCTGTCCTGGCCGAGACGAAAAAGGAGAGATAGTCAATGCTGTTCTGCCTGATATGCTTGATTTTATATCGGGAGTAGAAGATAAAGTCCGTCTGCGGATCAAAAGACACATGATACCTTGAGTAAAATACATGCAGGGTATAGTTTTCGGTGGATTCGCTGTCCGAGAGTTCCAGCCGTACCTCCATGGGCGGCAAGGCCACACGGTCATCCCCACCGTTGAGCTCAGGACGTACAAAATACTCATTGATAATGTCTCCGGGGTCGCAAATGATGACTGTGTTGCTGTGGTCCGGATAATAAATTTCGGACAGTGCCTCCTGCCCGTCAACCTCTATCCTGAGGCTCAGTTTGTCATGCACGTCCGCAATGCGGATGTCCTGCATGTCAGAGGAAAACACATATGAGTCATTTACAAGATTTGTCACCATCTCCATAAGTCTTTAGATACTCCCAACACCAGCGACCTGTTGTACAAGTCATAACCCGCCCTGAACTCCCAGGACTTACGCCGGTACCCTGCGGACAGTACACATCCGTAACGTCCCGCATCCATTCCCACCACCAGCGCGTTGTTGCAGACGATCGGTTGCCGGTAGTCCACCACTACCGTGCGGTCAAGTAATGAATTGTGGGATATCACGTCGGTCAGCTCCACTTTCAGGTAAGGGCGTTCAATAATTGTATCAAGATAATGCTTCTCCGAGAAATAGTCGGCCAGTATAGCCGCCGTATCCACTTCTGTGGGTACCTCACGGATAATCACCTCCGCTTCCGGAATGGCAGGGCGTATTGTATCATGCCTGACCACCGTTTCCGGTACATGGACAATGCTCCGTTTCCGGGAACCCAGCCAGTGGCCGGCCCAGCCGGAAAGAAATGCGATAACCGCACAAAGCAACATATGGCTAACCTTCCGTCTCATCGGCCTTTCTTCTGAATTTATCCGTGACTGTCACCCACAATATTCCCACCTGCTTGATCAGCGCATCTTTCGGTTTGCCGTCGATGACTGCCAGGTTCTCCAGTATGCTTGTCACGTGCTCGACGCAGAACCAGGTCATGACGAACACCTTGACAATGGAAAAGAATAGGGTGGCCAGCAGCATGACAAAGCTTTCTTCCGCTTCGGCCTTGCTCTCCAGATAGAACGAGTGGGTGATATAGATGATGGTCAGCCAGATACACAGCTTGATGATGCAGCGTGAGAAACGGAAGCTCTCGAATCCTATTCCCTGGACCTTGCTTGCCCGGATGCCCGTCCACATCTCTGAGACAATGGCGACGAGCATGGCCATGGCCAGGAACGGTGTAATGCCTATCCATTCGCTGACTACGGCAGTGACGGCGCTGAAGGAGATGGCCGGAAATTGCAGGTTGTACTTGAAGCTCGGAGCTACCGAAAGAAAGAACTCCTTCGGTGAATCATACCCATAGGTGGCGACGAATCTTGTGAAAAAGCGTATCATATCTCTTTTTTTGTCACAAAGATAGAAGCCAACCATCCGCTCTCATAGGACAAAAAAAGCCCCTCCGTGGTTGAAGGAACGGTAACACGACCAGTCATTCCGCTTTTCGGGCCCCATTCCGTTTGCGAGCGTGCGAGCAAACGGAATGGGTGCGCCCTGCACCCATCCGTCAAATCAGCCCCTCATCGCCAAAACTGTAATATCCACCATTCGTTATAATCACATGGTCTATCATCCTAATATTTAATAACCCTGCCGCCTTTTTAAGCTGCTCCGTCAGTCTCTTGTCCTCATTGCTCGGTCGGATGTTGCCACTCGGATGGTTATGTACCGCTGCAAACTGCGTAGCCCTCGTATCAATCAACACTCGCATAATCAGCCTTATATCCGCCGAAGTCTGGGTTATGCCGCCTACCGATATGCGTACTTTCTTGATGAGCTTGGCAGATTGATTGAGAGATATGACCCAAAACTCCTCATTCGGCAAATCTCCTATCAACGGCCCCATCAGTTCGTATATGTCTGCACTCCCGAATATCTCCCTGCGTTCCACCTGCTGCGACTGTTGCCTCTTGTATATCTCCACGGCTGCCACGGCTACCCTCCTGCGTCCAGGAGTCAAAGAGGAAAACAATTTTTCAAGGTCTATCACTTCGTTGCTGCGTTCGATGTCCGAAACAATCTGTCTGTTGTTGCTGATTTCGTACAAAAGTTCACTGTCGCTCATGTAGCGGCATGGGCTATCAAATAAAGTATCCATAATATCCGTTTTTTATTAGGTAGCCCACCCGAAAGTGGGCTATTCTGTTTGTTATTCACTGATTAGAAGCTGCTCCAGTTCTTCGATTTTCGATTGTATTTTTTTCTTCATAAACTTTATGAACTCTTCCAGCAAATAACGGTTAGAAATGGTAAAGATGTCGCTATTACTGCCATAGCCCGAAGCGTCCGTAAATCGTAATTTATAGAGGGGCGTTTCAAAAGAGTTGTCCTCTTGCAGCTTTCCTGCCGCTTCATCCAGCTTATCCATAGCGTTGATGAATGCAGTACGGTTACGGGAAATCTCTTTCTTCCGTTCCAGCTCGGCCAAACATTTTTCCAGCTCTTTCGTCTTGCGGTTGATTTCTTCCTGCAATTTGGCAGCCTCGTCCTTCCTGGGGCTTTTTCCTTTACTCTTGGGTGTATCTGGCTTTTCCTCTTTCTCCGGTTGCTGTTGGGGCTGTTTTCCCTGCTTTCCTGCCTCTTTCATGGTTTCTACTGCTTTAGTTACTTCCTGACCGATTGTTTTTACTTCTTTTTCCATTGATGTAAATTTTAAAAAGTTAATAATTAATGATTTATAAATAGTTGGTTAACCTACTTCTCTAACTTGTGTACCTGGTTTTCGGCAAAGAGATAGCATAAAGGAAAAAAGTCCTCTTTTGCTTCCTCTTCCTTACCCTGCTTTTTCTGTTCCTCAATGCGCTGCTTTTCCGCTTTCGATGTGATGGGCATTCCCCATATAAGCAGGGCTTTTTCTCCCTTGCGGACGGTGTAGCCAGCATCTTTCCACTCCTTGAAAGTCTTTAGGTTGGTATACCCCTTGCAGGCATAGTAAAACCGCAACAGACCGTTTACCGTGTCATCCTCGTTACCCATATATTCGCCCAAATTTCTGCGAGCGACCAACGACTGCGACAATGTTTTTAACTGCTGCCTTTTCAGCAAACGTGCTTCACGTTCTTTCTTTTCGTCTCTTTCCTTTTTCATGATTCTATGTATTAATATGTTATGTATTAAAATATTACGCCTCTATAATCACATAATCCTCCACCGTCTGAAAGTACGGGTCAGCCGTTGAAAGCAATTCCCACTTCTTCCCGTTCATATCCCGAAAAAGAATGCTCAACTCCCTAATCCCGTCAAATTTCTTTAATATTCTGTACCCCTTAAAATATTTGTTCAAGACCTCGATAGCTTGTTTGTAAGTGAATGTTTTCATAATGCTGCAATTTTTATGTTGAACCTTGAGCTTCCGGGTGTGAGCCTTTTCAAATTTGGCTGTTTCCCTGATTGGAGCTTTTTTTTTCTGCGTCGCCTGTCGCTACGCGGTATGTTTCGCCTTTTTTACGCTG